TACGAGCAACTGGACGTGGGCGCCGGTGGCGGCACGGACCGTCGCACGGTGGCCTGGTGCAAGTCCGGTGTGCAGTTCGGCACCGGCATCGATGTCCGCACCGACGTCGACACCAACAAGAGCAAGCGCGGTCACCCGACCGAGGTCTACGGCTGGCTCTCTCTTGGCGCCACGCGCCAGGACGAGAAGAAGGTCGTCGCCATCGACTTCACCGCGGCCTAAACCTCAAGGAGCAACATCATGGCTGAATTCGACTCCCGCCAACTGGCGGCTCTGGAAGGTTCCCCGAAGGTCAAGGCCTCGCCGTTCGATCATGGCCGCATCTCGGTCGCGGTCGCCACGACGCCGGCCACGGCTGCCTGGGCGCAGAACGACACCTGGAACACCGGCATCGTGATCCCGAAGGGCTCGCGCATCCTGCGTTCCGGTCGCCTGTCGCACGGCATCTTCGGCGCCTCGGTGACGATGCATGTCGGCATCCGCGCCCTGGACGCTGCCAGCACCGTGATCGACGTGGACGGCATCGCCGCCTCGCTCGACGTGGCTGCCGCTGGCGTCAAGGAACTGGACGGCGGTTCGCTGTTCGCTGCCGGTGTGGCCTACACGACCACGCAGGACAGCGAGGTGTACTGCACGCTGAACGCGGCGAACCCGACCGACAACGCGCAGGCCGAGCTCGAGATCCACTACATCGCGCCGATGGCGACCTGATCGAGAGCGGTTGCCCACCTCTTTCTCCCGGGTGGGTTGTTTCAAAGGGGGCCGGAGACGGTCCCCTTTTTTCATGGAGCCTGACGCATGACGACGGCAGTGGGAATTTGCAGCAATGCCCTGCTGATGCTCGGCGATCGACCGATTGCCAGCTTCGACGAGGCGCAGGACCGGGCGGCGCTGGCCTCCAACCTGTGGCCGGTGGTGCGCGACTCCATCCTGCGCTCGCATCCGTGGAACTGCGCGATCAAGCGCGTGGCACTGGCGCCCGACGTCGCCGCACCCGCGTTCGACTGGTCCTACGCCTTCACGCTGCCAGAGGACTTCCTCAAGGCGCTGTCGATCGGCGAGATGGGCCGCGAGGGCGAGTTCCGCATCGAGGGCCGCAAGCTGCTGTGCGACGACAATCCCTGCTACCTGCGCTACGTCTTCAAGAACGACAACCCGGCCACCTACGACACGATGCTGGTCGAGGTGCTGGTGGCCGAGATGGCGCACCGCATGGCCTACGCCATCACGCAGTCGGCCTCCATGGTCGACACCATGGCGCAGAAGGCCGCGATGCTGATCCGCCGGGCGCGCGCAGTGGATGGCCAGGACGACACGCCGGAGCAGCTGGGCGATAACCCGCTGTACGAGGCTCGGTTCCTGGGTTCCGGCCGGGGCTGACGCATGCCGCGCGTCACGCTCAACCAGACGTCATTCACCGGCGGGGAGATCTCGCCGCGCGCCATGGGGCGCACCGACATCGACCGTTACGGCACCGCGCTGAAGAAGGCGCGCAACTGCCACCCGGTCATCACCGGCGGGCTCAAGATGCGCGAGGGGTCGCTGCATGTTGGCACTGGTGTGGCATTGAATCCGCTCGAGTCCGTGCTGATCCCGTTCATCGTCGGGCGCGATCAGGCCTGGCAACTGGAGTTCTCTGCCAACCTGGTCACGGTCTACAACTCTGACGGCACCGCGGCCGGGGTCACGATGGCGTCGCCGTACGTGGCGGGGGCCGTTGCTGATGTGGAATATGCGCAGTCCGGCAGCACCATGTGGCTGTTCCACAAGGACAGCCCGATTCAGCGCATCCAGCGGTTCGCGTCTGGCGTGTGGGTGCTCAGCCCGGCACCGTTCACCACGCTTCCGTTCGCCGAGACTGGCCTCATTGGCTCCGGGTTCCTGGCCATCTCGCTGACGACTGTCGGTGTTGGCCGCACAGTCACCGGCCCGGCCGGCACCTTCCTGGCCTCCGATGTTGGCCGCGGGCTGCTCGAGACGAACGGCTCCGGCATCGCGGTCATCACCGGCTACACCAGCGCCACGCAGGTGACTGTCGAAGTCACGCGAGCATTCTCGTCGGCCTCGTTCCCGTTCTGGACGCTGCAAGGCAGCCCGCTCACCGCAGTCACGCCAAGCGCTAAGGATCCGCTTGGCGCCACCATCACGCTGACCGCTGCGGCTGATGCCTGGCGCTCGACCGACGTCGGAGCGATGGTCCGCATCAACGGCGGGCTGTGCAAGATCACGTCGCTGACGTCAGCACTCATCGCGAACGCGACGATCATCCGCGAGCTGACGTCGACCGTCGCCGCGCCGTCACTGGCCTGGTCAATCGAGTACGCCGTATGGGGTCCGTATGTTGGCTACCCGCGGACCGGCACCGTGCACCAGCAGCGGCTCATCGCCGCCGGCACCAGTCTCTACCCGCTGACCGTGTGGGGCTCGCGCCTGGCCGAGCCGCTGGACTTCGAACTTGGAACAACCGACGACCTGGCATTCTCGTTCACGATCGACAGCGACCAGGCGTCGGCGATCTCCTACGTCACCAGCGCTCGAGACCTGGTCGTGTTGACCGAGTCCGGTGAGTTCAGCATGCGCAGCGGCATCGAGAAGCCGATCACGCCGACGAACGTGCGCGTGGTGCCCGAGAAGAATCACGGCTGCGCTCAGGTCCGCCCGGTGCAGATCGGCGACGAGACGATGTTCGTACAGCGCGCCGGCCGCAAGATCCGCTCCATCGGCTGGCGCTACGAGTTCGACAGCTACAAGGCTCCCGACATCACCGCGCTGGCCGAGCACCTGACGACATCCGGCGTGCAGTGGATGGCCTACCAGCAAGAGCCCGACCTGATGCTGTGGGTTGTGCGCGCCGATGGCAAGTTTATGACCTGCACCATTGACCGCGACCAGCAGCCCAGCGTGATCGGCTGGGCACTGCACGAAACTGACGGCATCGTCGAGTGCGTGTCGGCCATCCCGAACGGCGACCGCGAGCAGGTGTGGGCCATTGTGCGGCGCACCATCAACGGCGCGACCGTGCGGCTGATCGAGCGATTCGACGGCACCTTCGAGCCGATGCACCCGAGCGTGACGACTGACGGGCCGGTCTACGGCTGCACGGTCGACTGCGGCGTGGTGATCGACAACCCGGCCGGGCAGACGGCGTTCACGGTGGCGCACCTGGCGAACACCGTCGTGACCGTCGTGGCCGATGGCTCGCCCATGGGCACGTTCACCACGGACGGCACCGGGGCACTGACCCTGCCGCGCGCCTCGAAGCGCACGCTCATTGGGCTGCCGTTCCGCTCCGAGGGTCAACTGCTGACGCCTGAACTCGGCACCGGCGAAGGCTCGGCGCAGGGCAATGCGGCGCGCACCGCCGAACTGTCGATGCGCTTCCTCGACACGATCGGCGCGAAGGTGGTCGACTCCGAAGGCGGCGAGCAGGTGGTGCCGTTCCGCCGGTTCGGCCCCGACATCCTGGACGCCGCGCCGGAGCCGTACACCGGCCTGCTGCGCATCTCGAAGCTGGGATGGGATCGTGGCGTTGCCGAGGTGTCCGTCGTGCAAGACCAGCCCCTTCCGTGGCATCTGCTCGGTGTCATTCGTAAACACACGGTGAACGGCTGATGCTGACCGTTCACACGCTCACCCCCGACCGCATCGTGCGTTGCGCGCTGGCGCTGCGCGATGCCGACCAGGCCGAGCTCGACGCGGCCGGGGTGGATGACCCTGCCGAGATGCTGGCCGAGGCCCTGCCGGCGTGCAGTTGGTCCTACGAGGCGCAGTGGAACGACCGGCCGGTGTTCATGTACGGTGTGCGCCCGCTGCCCGGCAACGAGATCGGGATTCCCTGGATGCTGTCGACGGTGCACCTCGAGCAAGCCGAGCGCGTGGCGGTGGCCAGGCTGGCGCGCAAGGTGGTTGCGCAGATGCGGGCCGAGTTCCCGATCCTGACCAACATGGTGCACGCCGACAACGAGGACGCCATCAAGTTCATCCAGTGGCTAGGGTTCAAAGTCTTTGAAGGCCCATCCGGGCCGGGCGGCAAGTTTCGACAATTCATGTGGAGGCGCGCCTGATGTGCGACCCAATCACGATGATCGCGGCCACTGCTTCGGCAGTCGGCAGCATCCAGCAGGGCAAGGCGCAGCAGGCGCAGGCCAATGCCATGGCCGGCGAGTCCGAGTATCAAGCCGGCGTCGCGCGGTCGAACGCTGAAGCCGAGGCCTTCAACATCCGCCGGGCCGGCGCGCGCCAGCGTGGCGACACCCTGTCAAGCGTGGTCGCCTCCGGGGTCAAGATCGGCGAAGGCTCTGCACTGGATGCCGAGCGCCAGGTCATGGAAGACGCCTCCCGCGACGAGTACATGGCGCTGCTGACCGGCGAGCGCCAGTCGTCCGCCTATCTGCGCGAGGCAGAGAACCAGCGCCGAGCCGGGCGTGACGCGCGCCGCGCCGGCAACATCGGCGCCTTCACTTCCCTGCTGTCGGCCGGTGGCAGCTACGCCAAGGCCAGCGGCTGGCGCTCCAACGGTCCCGGCTTCTCCGGCACGCAGATGCCGGCGCCTGTCGAGTCGCGCAACATTCCCAGGGGCTGACGCATGGCTCGAATCTCTCTCGGCAACTTCGGCAACGCTACCCCGGGCCGGGCGCCGCAAGTCTCCCAGCCGGCCGGTGCGTACGGTGCAGGTGCGGCTGCCGCGCTCGAGGCCGGCGGGCGGGTGGCGACGAACATCGGCCTGGACATGGTCGCAGCCGAAACGCGCATGGCCAACGACGAGATGCAGCGGCAGAAGGCCCAGGCCGACGCCGTCGAGCGCGCGCAGGAAGGTGCGGCGCTGCACGAGACGCAGGACAAGCTGCGCGATCTGCACGACGAGATCGGCAACCAGGTGCTGACTGGCCAACTCCCGCGCGAGGCAGCCGAGCAGACGTTCGGCGAGCGATCGAAGGCGGTCATTGACGAGGCCATGCCGCGGTTCCGCAACAGCTCGAAGCCTCTCGTGGCACCGCGCCTGCAGGCCGACACCGCCACCATGGGCAACAGCGTGCGGCGCATCGTCGAGAAGCGCGGCAAGCAGGAAGTCACGACGGCGGTGAGCAAGTCGCTGGAGTACTTCGAACGCCTCTACCTGACCGATCCTGTGGCCGCGCAGAAGGGTGCCGAGGGCACGCTGGCTGCGATGGGTCCGTGGTCCGACATGTCGCCCGAGCAGGTGGCCAAGGCTGGCCAGGGCTGGAAGGAGCGCACGCAGTTCAACGCCGCACTGCGCCTTGTCAACGACGGGCGCCGGGACAATGCCGCGCTCGACCAGGTAGCCAAGAGCCTGGACGATCCTCGGTTCGCCGACCTGGACCCGAGTCGGCGCGGCCAACTGCTGACCACGATCGAGGCCTACCGTGTGTCCAACGCGCAGAAGGCTGAGGCCGACGCGCGCCGACGCCAGGCTGACGAGGAGCGGGTCTACAAGCGCGCCGAGTCGCAGTTCAACGCCGCGCAGTCGATCATCACGACCGGCAAGATCTTGTCGCCAGACTACGTGCAGCAGGTGACGCAGGCGGTCGCCGGAACGCCGTTCGAGGGTGCGCTGCGCGAGACGCTGCGCCAGGGGCCGGAGCGGGCAGCGTTCGGTGTCCGCCCGCTGGCTGAGCAGGCTGCTGCACTGCAGCAGTTGCGCGGTCAACTCAACACCCAGGGCACCGACCCGACGACCGAGAAGCGCGTCTCCGATCTGGAGAAGGTGCACGCCGAGGCGGTCAAGGACTACGCGAAGGATCCGCTCGTGGCGGCGCTGGACCGTGGCGTGCTGAAGGCGATTGAGCCGCTGGCCATGACCGACATGCCGAGCCTTGTCAATGGCCTGGCCGCGCGCACGCAGCAGGCAGCCGTCGTCGAGCAGCAGGTCGGCAAGCCGGTGTCACCGCTGACCGCGCAGGAAGCCGAGCGCGTGGGCGAGATGCTGGCGCTGCTGCCGCCGGCCGATCGCTCCAAGTACGTGGCCACGATGGCGCAGGCAGTCGGCCCGAAGTCGGCGTCGGCGCTGGCCGCGCAGATCGACAAGAAGGACCGCGCGCTCGGTCTTGCCTTCGCCATGGCCGGCAGCCAGACGACAAACGGGCGGTTTACTTCCGAGCTCGTGCTCAAGGGCGCGCAGGCCAAGAAGGACGGCACCAGCACCAAGGGCGAGAAACAGCCCGACGTGAAGGTGGCCAGCTGGAAGGCAACGGCATCGGCTGAACTGGCCGACGTCTTCCCGACGCAGACCGCGAGCGATGCCTACCGCGACGCCTCCGAACTCATCATGCACGGCATGGCCGCGGAACAGGGTGGCCGGCTGAGTCAGGACGACATGCGGCGCGCTGTCGAGCTGGCGATCGGCGGGAAGCTGGTCGAGCACAACGGCCGGAAGATCCCGCTGCCGGCCGGCGTCGATACCGACATGCTGGACAAGCGCCTCAAGTCAGTGACAGCTGACGAACTGGCTCCCTTCGGCAAGACGGTGCGGGCTGGCGGTGTCGAGATCCCGACCGAGGAATTCGTCAAGACCCTGCCGGGCGCCGAGCTGATCTACGCCGGCCCGGGTCGGTACAGCGTGATCGTCAGCGGCCGGCCAGTCGTCGGGGCCAACGGAAAACGGGTGGTCATCGGGGTAACGCAATGAGCCTCGGCGACGCCTACCAGGACGACGTCGATCGCGCGCTCGATGCGCAGGCCGCGCTGCCGGTCGATCCGGTCATGCCGAAGCCGCGGGGTCTGTGGCGCACGGCTGCCGACTCGCTGCTCGGTGCCGGCGCGAAGCTGCAGGCGTCGGCGCTTGAGGTGGGCAACGTCATTGGCCCGGCGCTGGCACTGTCGGCTGATCCATCCAATGCCGACGCGCTGGAGGCTGTCAAGCGCGCGCCCGACTTCCGGCAGACCGAGCAGAGCAAGCCCTTCCGAGACTTCGAGCGCAAGCTGCGCCCGGATCCCGTCACCGCCAGCAAGGCCGAGGAAGTGGTCTACGGTGCGACCGGCGCGATGGCCACGCTTGTGGGTGGCACGCTGCTCGGCGGGATCCCTGGCCTTGCCGCGGCGGCTGGTGAGCAGGGCTTCTCATCCTCCGAGGATCTGGCGCAGCAAGGCGTTGACCTGAAGACCCGCACCGCTGTCGGCACGCTGACGGCTGGCGTCACTGGCGCCAGCGCGCTGCTGCCCATGGCTGGGCCGACCGTCAAGGCCACGATCGGGCTGTACCTGGCCGGCGGCCCGGGTGGATTCGTCGCCCAGCAGTACGCAACGCGCAAGATCCTGGAGGCCGCTGACTACGCCACGATCGCCAAGCAATACGACCCGCTGGACCCGACCGGCCTGCTGGTGTCGGCACTGATCCCGGCGCCGTTCGCTGCCTGGGGCATCCGCGGAAACCTCAAGGCGCGCAAGGGTGCTCCGGCTGCCGATGTGCCTCCCACTACGCCGAACCAGCCGCAGGACGTGGTCGACGCCGCGATGGCGCACAACCTGACGCTGCAGCGGGACATCCGCGAATCGGTCGAGATCGCGCCGCGCGCTGGCGAGACGGTGCCGATTCAATCGCTTGCCGAGTTCGCCCAGCAGCGCGGCACCAAGCCTGCGGCAGCCTCGGCCGACGGTAGCGACGGGTTCCTCGGCTGGCTCAAGCAGCAGGGCGGCGTGTCGTCGTCCGAGAAGTTCGACATCACCGGCGAAGGCTCCGGCATCAGCCGCGGCGCCATCTTCAAGCGCGCGGGGCTGGGTCTGGATGAACTGGCGCGGCGCGCTGAGGCGGACGGGTTCCTGCCGCCAGGGTCTGTGGCGTCGGCCATGGACAACGGCGGGACGCGCGCCATGGCCGATCTGATCCAGCGCGCGGCCGGCGGCGAGCGGGTGCTGACCGCTGAGCAGCAGATGGCGCGGGCCATCGAAGAGCGCACGCAGGCCATGACGCAAGAGCGCGTCGGCATCCTCGAGGACCGGCTGCGCATGCTGGGTGAGGATCCGGCCCCGGCGAAGGGCGACCTCGACACGCTGGAGTCATACCTGGCGCAGCACGAGGATCGACTCGTCGGAGCCATGATGGAGGACATCGCTGCACAGCAGCAGGCGCTGTCGGTCGAGGCCATGGTGCCGTCCAAGCAGGCCAAGCCGGAGCCGGTGCAGGTCGAGCGCGCGAAGCTGGCGATGCAAGACATGCAGGACAGCGGCAAGCCTCTCGCCGACTTCGCTGCTGGCGCCAAGCTCGAGCCCGACGTGCAGAACCTGCTGATCGGCCTGGCCGAAGCCGGCAAGGATGTCCAGCGCGCGGCCCGCATGCTCGGCGACTTCACCCGGGCGGTTGAGGCTCAGCCAGGCCGCAAGCCGGTGGACATCGCCGCCGACGTGGTCGAGGCCAGCCGCGAGGGCCGCACCGTCACGCCGGAGCCGCAGCAAGCGCCGGCCAGCGCCGGCACGCCCGAGAAGGCCACAGCCGAATCCATCCAGAGCCGCATCGCTGAACTGGAGGCCGCGGCGCCCGACATGGTGGTGCGCATGGCCGACGACGGCAAGCCGGTGACGCTGGCCGACGAGATGGCGCGCATCAGGCGCGAAGCTGCGGAAGGCACCGACACCGAACTTGGCACCAACGATGCCGGCCTGCTGAAGGTGGCAGCCGAGTGCGCTATGTCAGTGGGGCAGGTATGAGCTGCAGCATCAGCAGCCCGAGCAGGCAGCCGGCCAGCGCCAGCCA